AGGATGCTGATTACCTAGAGGAAACCGACGGATTAAGAATAAAGGACGCTGAGTTATTTGAGGTATCGGTAGTATCGGTACCGTGTAATCAATCAGCTACTTTTTCACTAGCGAAATCTTTTGACTCGATGGATGAGTATGAGGATTTCAAAAAAACTTTCACTATTAGTGACGGGACGCAAGTCCAAAAGGAGATACAAATGTCTGAAGAGACACAACAACCCGTTGACTTGGAAGCTTTTGCTAAAAAAGTAGCTGAGGAAACTGCTGCTAAAATCGCAATGAAGCAAGCCGAGCAAAAAGCAGCCGATGTGGCTGTACAAAAGGACCTTGAAGACCAAGCAACTGCAAATGCAGAAGCTAAGGCTCAACAAGAAGAAGAAGTTAAAACTGCTATCGTATCTGGTGTAGAATCAGGTGCAGAGCGTTTGATGGAAGATATTCGTAAGGAAATGGAATCTGATAAAGTAGAAACTTCCGCGACTATCGAGAAGTACAAAGCAGACCTTGAAGAAAAGCAAGCTGAAATTACAGCTATGCAGAACAGCAAGGTTTCTTTCTCAGAACGTTCAGGCGACACTGATATGTCTAAGTTCGGTAAAGAGCTTATGTACGGACATTTACTTGGTGTTATGACTGGTAAAGGCTGGGATACTGGCTATTCTCAGGGTGTTATGGAGAAAGCAGGTATTAACTACGCTGCTGCTGCTGCTGGAATTGCTCAAGAAGTTTCTACTCAAATCGAGAAAGAAATTATGCTTGAGTTGAAATTGGCACAGGCTTTCCGTGAAATTACTATTAATTCACAGACTCAAGTACTGCCAATTCAGACAGATGCGCTTCCCGCAGTTTGGGGCTCTAACACTGCTACTGGCGGAACTTTAACTAACCGACCACAGGTTACTGGAAATCAGTATAATGCTAACCAAGTAATCCTGAAAGCTACTCGACTCGTTTCGACTACTTTCATGGAAAATAACATCGACGAAGAAGTCCTTGTTAACTTGATGCCTATGCTTGTTGAAGGCGTTGCCCGAGCACATGCTCGTGGTGTAGACAATGCTATTCTTGCAGGTACTTCTGGGGGCACTGAAGGCTTTGACGGTCTTGAAGCTCTTTCAGGTTCTGTCAAAGTAGACGTTCTTGATACCAATGCTTCAGGCGGTACTGACCTCGTAGTTACTGCAGCTGAATTCTTAGCCGCACGTAAGCTCATGGGTAAGTATGGCATGATGCCTCAGGATCTGGTTTATATCGTATCTCAGGCTCGTTACTATGACTTGCTTGCTGATGCAGCTTTTGCTGACATCACTGATGTTGGTTCTGATATTGCTACTAAGGTCACAGGTACTGTTGGAGCAATCTTCGGAACTCCTGTAATCGTATCTGACCAAGTGGAAGCCGGAGTGGCTGAAGCTAACGGCGGAGCTATTGGCTACGCAGTTAACGTTAAGAACTTTGTTATTCCGCGTTTACGTGGCGTATCAATCGAGCAAGACTACGAAGTGCTGAATCAGCGCAACGTAATTGTTGCTAGCCAATCTCTTGGCTTCAACCAGTTACGTCCTAACAATGGTACTACTGATGTATCTGTTGTTGCTCTGAGACGTACTGACGCAGCTTAATACTTAGAAAGTATAGAAACGAGGGGGAGTTTATCTCCCCTAAGTTTTTACTAAGGGACTTATAGAATATGGCAGATTTAATAACATTACAGGAGTACAAGACGGCAGAGGGAATAACTCAGCCTAAGGAAGACGCACGCCTGAATGTTTTAATACCTTCCGTAAGTCAATTAGTAAAGACTTATTGCGGTAATAGTTTTGTAGACTATTACTCCGCTAACAAGACTGAAACTTTCAATATTGAGTGGAGCACTCATACAGTACAATTAACAGAAAGTCCTGTAAATACAATAGTAAGTGTACAGGAGTCTACGTCGTATGGAGGCTCTTTGACTACTCTTACAACAGTTGCGCAAGAATACGCACTTAATAAGTCAACAGACTGTGTACTTAGAACAACGGCTGGAGGTTATAGAAACTGGCCCAGAGGTATAGAAACTGTTAAAATAGTATATACTGCCGGCTATAGTGCAGTACCTGCTGATCTTAAGTTAGCAGTACTTGATTTAATTACTTATTATTTAAAAGACGAGCACAAAGCTCGCCAGAGTATAGCAGGAGCTAGCATACAGAACCAAACTAGTTCTAGTCAGCGAGATAATGTTTCTTTCCCTGATCATATAAAGAGAGTCTTAGACTTGCATAAAAACTTTTAATGTCTAAAGCTGCATCCGAAAAAGTATTAAAACGAATGGAGAATTACCTCAATTCGGAAGCAGCCAGGGCAGCCTTGGATATGCATCCGCAGCGAGTATGGATGTACCATGAAGATATAGCAAATGCTTTTAAAGACGGGTACGCTCTAGTAAAAAATAGAAGAAAGAAAAACTCAGAATCAATGCCCGAACTGGACATAGACTTTTTCAGGGACGTAGCAAAACAAGCTATCAACGCAGTTTTAGTATATGTGCTTAAACCTAGGACAAAAGCTGATTTAGTTTCAAGTACATCTACATATATCAGTTTTGACCAGGATAGGTATATACAAGCTCCGTTTAATGCCTTAAAAAAGGCAGGTAGAGAACTAATAAATGCGGAATTACCTAAAAATAAACGGCTAACTGACCATAAGGCAGAGAGAGGAAAAGAAGGCTCAGAAAGTGCACTACTTTCTCAAGGTATACAAAGATTGCACAGCACAAAAAGATCAGTAGGAGCTTTACAACTATTAGGTGCTGCTGAGTGGGCGAGTAATAGTCCCACGTACGCAGCGTTTTCTGAAACTAAGGAACTAAGAGACTTTGTTTCAAAATTTGGACAAGTAGAGCTGGAGTTTAAGAAAGGTAGTTATAAAGGAAAAAACCAAGTTAAGTATAACCCAAATACAAGAATTTCAATCCATGTTAAGAGCCATAAAGAAAACCCATCAGGAGACTTAACAACTGATTGGAAAACTGTAAAGCCAAAGCTAGGAAAGTTATTACAACAGTTTATAGTTGACCAAGGAATATCGGATGTGAAAGGTAGTAATTCTATAGCAGAGGATGCTAAGAACCACGCTCGGTACTTGGTTATATCAGCACTAAAAGCCAAAGGGCTACGGACTAGTGGAGTCTCTAAGCCTGTTACTAGAAAGCCTAGTACAGTAGGGAGAAAGAAAAGTAAGCCTGCAGGCCAGAAACGAAATAAGTATATAGCAAAAGTAGGCTATGCTAAAAGTAAGTCTGCTACAGAACAGCAGGGCGCCAGTCTTTACAGAATAATGGCTCTTATAAATGATAAACTGCCAGAGACCGTTAGAAAGAATATGGGATCTCCCCGGCTCGAAAATCAAACAGGAAGGTTTGCAGACAGTGTCGAAATTACAGAGGTCATACAAACTCCGCAAGGTATGCCTAGTTTTGGCTATTCTTACCGAAAAGACCCTTATTCAGTATACGAAACAATAAGTGGTTCTAGCAGGGCAGACTCTGATAGAGACCCCCGAAAGTTAATTGATGCGTCAATAAGAGAGATTGCAGCGGGGTATGCGCTTGGAAGATTTTATACTAGGAGAGTTTAGTGCCAACTACTGCAAGACAATATACTACACGTAGGTCTTCTATTACTAAGGCTCTTTCTGATAAAATTGCCCTTATAGATGGGAGAGGTATCTTTCATACAGCAGTAGCTGAGACAAGTCCTAGACTAAAGTTCTGGGACGAAATAGAAGAGTTTCCTGCGGTTCACATAAATGCAGGAAGCGAATCAAGAACATATCAAACAGGGGGATATAAAGACAGATTTTTAAATCTTACTGTTCGTTGTTATGTAAATGAGGAAGATGCAGTCACAGCCTTAGATGAACTATTAGAGGACGTGGAAACTGTATTAGAAACAAATAGTAAGTTAACTTACAATGACAGATTAGGGTTAGAGCAGTCTACCCATCAAATCACAATCCTCAGTATCGATACTGATGAAGGTGTGCTCGAACCTCTTGGAGTTGGTGAAATTCTTATAGAAGTTCGTTATTAGAAAATTCTGAGCACGAACAAATGTTCACGTTTCAGTCTTTTCAAGTTACATAGGAGATAAACTATGGCCGATCAATTGTATTTTAGTCGTGACACGAGGCTGTTTGTTCAGTTTCGTAACCAAGACGCCGAAGATGCAAATACCGCAGGAGCGGGACAGTTGTGGGAAGTACCTATTCTAGATGGATATAGCTTCTCCCAAACTACAAATACTTCTGAAATAATGCTCTCAGAGATGGAAAGTACCGCAGGTAATTCTCGTAGAGGAAGGCGTCTGTTTACAGACTCTCTTGCCCCTGCAGAATGGTCTTTCAGTACTTATATTCGCCCGTTTAAGTCTAAAGGCGGAAGTGTAGCAACTGGTGTTGCCACTGCGGATGGGACAGGAACAGATGTTCACTCAGTAGAAGAAGTTCTCTGGGCGGCAATGTCAGGTGCCGATGTGTATGATAGTGCGACAGGTGTCGCAACTATTGATACCGTAACAGGCGGAACAGATAGTTCTAGAACTGCTGGAACTTATACAATTTCCGAAAGTGACTACACTACTGATATTAGTGGTGGTGGTACTGGTGCGTCCTTTTCTGTTGTAATAAACGGAAGTGGTGCAGCTACGGTTTCTGTCACTTCTCCTGGAGATGGCTGGGCAGTTAATGAAACCATTACTGTATCTAGTGAGAAGATTGGAGCAGCCGCAGGTGATACCGCTTTAGGTTTTGATGTTGCAACACTCACTGCTGGAGCTAAAGGTTTCCGAAGATCAGTTAATAAGGTTACAGGACCTGTTGTAACTCCTGCTACTAGTACTAATACTGTTGTAATGACAGAGTCTAACCGATCTGCTTTACACCCAATGGCTCTTTACTTTGTAATTGAAACGGATCCTTTGAATCCTATCATTTACAAGTGTGCAGAAGCTGTTACTAATGAAGTAAGTGTTGACTTTGACGTAGAAGGAATTGCTACTTTGAACTGGTCAGGAATGGCAAAAGAAGTTCAAGACGTTTCTGGAAACATGAGAACTGGAACAGGTACTACACTCGCTTCTGGCGCGAAGAGAACTCTTGACGGCTCAGATACAGGTGTTAACGTTGCGGCTGGAGACTTATACTTCCAGACTAATAACGCACAAGGAACTGCGGTTCATTTAGTTAACTCAACGCCTAGTGGCGGCGCTAACCTTACTCAAGCAATTGATGAAGCAATCACTAGTACAAATACCTTTATTCGTAATCGTCTTACTAGCATTGATATTACTGCATCTAATAAAACTGTATTCCCTGGTGGAGCTACAACTAATGGTGATGGTAAATACAATCTTACAATGACAGGAGGAAGTTTTACTATCTCTAATAATATCACGTACTTGGTACCTGATGAATTAGGATTTGTAAACAAGCCGCTTGAGCACGTAACAGGTGCACGTAACATAACAGGTTCTACAACTTGCTATCTTACTCTGAGTGACACTGACTCTACCTCTGGTACGTCTAGGCAGTTCTATAATGATCTGTCTTCTACCACTGCTATGTCTCAGGTCGTAAACGAGTTTACGGTAGTGTTGAAGATTGGTGGTTCGGCGCAGGCAGGAATACCTGCTGTTGTCATAACAATGCCTAAAGTTCACTTTGAAGTTCCGTCTCATTCTATTGAAGACGTAATATCACTTGAAAGTAACTTTCACGCATTACCTACAGACTTTGGTACAGCAAACGAAATAACAGATATTGTTTATTACGCCCCTGCTACGTACTCTTAATAAGTGAGGGGCTTCGGCCCCTTTACTTTATCACCATACAAAAATAATTCTTGACATCGTGTCTATTATACCGTATAATTTAATCTCTAAATAAGGAATACCAGATGACAACCACCGCTACAGAAAAGAAAGATCCAGTATCATTAGCGAGTCTTATGACTCCCAGCAAAACGGTCTCTTGTGACTTCCCAGGCTTTTCTGGAATGTCAGTAGACTTATGCTATTTAGCACGTGAAGAGCTTGTTAAGCTAAGAAAGCGTTGCTTATCTAATAAATGGAATAAGAAGACTAGACAGCTTGAGGAAGAGTTAGACGAGGACAAGTTCCTTGTTGAGTATTGTAAAGCAGTAATAAAAGGATGGACAGGACTAAAATATCGCTACCTGGAAGAGCTTCTTTTGGTGGACGTATCTGCCTTCGATCCTGAAGACGAGTTACCTTGGACTTTAGACAATTCAGAGCTATTAATGAAAAATGCTGCTGACTTTGATACTTGGGTAACCGAAACAGTTGGTGACTTAGAAAATTTTACTGGGAACAAGTAGAGGAACTTCAAAAGCTACTTGAACGCTATGTAAAAGAAGCAGCGTCTATGGACGTTGGTAAGTATTTACTAATCTGTGAACAATTAGGTGAAGAACCAGATCCCGAAAGAATGCCACTCGAGGCGTCTGCATTTCCTGCAGAGGTTCAAGTGGCATTTTTGTTATATGGGTACCTATCCGATGTATGGGAGGGAATGTCCGGTTCCTACATGGGGAAAAACTGGAACTCTGTAGAGCTTTTATTTAATGTCTATGGGATTGAGGATAGAAAGATAACTCTGCAGTTCATGAAGATGTATGAAGCGGTTGTAGTACGAGATAGAGCAGAAGACCAAGAAAGAAAACGAAAGGCTGAAGATAGAAAACGACAGCAAGGGGCTGGTAAGACCTACACCCATAATGTAAAAGGCTGATGGCAAAAAAAGATACAGTATTTATTGACATTCAAACCTCTGACGGAGGCTCTATGCAAAGAGTCGCTGTTAGTGCCAAGAAACTTGGTATAGCTTTAGATGACGTAGGCGGTGCAACTGGAAGGGCAGGCAAGGGGTCTGCAACTTTAGACCGAAACATGAAGGGTCTTTCAAAACAGTCGTCTAATAGTACGAAGAACTTTTCTAAAATGGCTCAAGGTATGACAGGTACTCTTGTTCCTGCTTATGCTGTTCTCGCTGCTAACGTATTTGCTATTACTGCTGCGTTTGCTTTTTTGAAGAAAGCAGCAGACTTTCGTGTAATGCAAGAATCTCAGATTGCGTTTACCGGTGCAACTGGTGTAGGCATGAGATCTCTTACCTCTAATATACAAGAAGCTTCGGGTGCAATGCTCGACTTCCAATCAGCATCAGAGTCCGCTTCTATAGGTATCGCTTCAGGACTGGGCGCGGGACAAATA